GATTGTCTAGATTGTGAGCAGTGCAAATATTGTACAACTTGCGGTTACTGCGCAGCCTGTACAGATTGTACGCTATGTTTTGAGTGTGATCAGTGCATATACTGTACAGATTGTGAAGGTTGCGAAGATTGTTATATGTGTACGGACACCATTTACTCTTATTCTAGTGAAAATAAAACTATAGGGGTGCAACTACAGAGCCGCTTTAATAATTAGCTTTAATCGCTTGCACTACCTGATAGATAGTGTAAGCTGTTAAGACTATTTAAGGTAAATCTAAAATCATCATAAGGGGATTGAATATGTCAGCATACGTTAGCAAAATAATAGCTCTTAGAGAAAAGGTAGAGCGTATCTCGCTAGAGATCGCGGCTACCAAAGACATGTCCGTTTTGGCAGAATGCCTAAAAACCAGACGCGTGCCAGAGCACGTGGTCAAGAGAGAGGCATACCTGAAAGGGTATTGCGCAAACCACTGGGAAGCTGCCAAAATAAAGGTTGCTGAAAAGCAATCTAAGATACCGAAAATGAGGGAGCGCGTTCAACGCGCCGAATCTAAAATACTGAAAACAAAGATGGAGAGGGTATGGTCTCCTGATGAGGCCGCCCTTCTTTATTTTAGTGGGGCGCTTTAATAAATAGCCTTAATCGCTTGCATTACCTATCAGGTAGTGTAAGCTGTTAAGACTACCAAGCACAAAGCAGGCAGCAGTAAGCCTGTTCTATTCCTCAATCTCTGCCCTATGTAGCGGCCACAATGCCGCTCGATATATTCGGTAAGCATAGGTAAGCGACGCCCAACCCTCTTTAACAGGAGTGTCAGTACTTTGGAGTGTTTCTAATTGTATACGCTAAAACCTAGTTGTATATATACGTATGTACTAAAGATATAACAATATATCTTTTAAACATATGTTTATGCAAACGGTTACTAACTGTACGATCAATAGGTCAAGGATAGCTATATCAGACTTAGCGAGATACTTTGAAATGAAAACAGAGCCACTAATCTTAAGCACAACTATGTGCTTTTAACTATGCCGCGTAAGTAGTCCACTTGTGTACATCTTGTGTACATACTCAATATGCATTAGTTTTATGCCTTGACCACCGAACCAGTCTAATATTTATACAGTGCATAACACTCTTGCTTGCAACACGAGAGTATAAATATTAGGCGTACATTTAAAGATTACTTACTGTTCCCGGATCTTCCTTCCCCCCCTACATAAGATCTGGGGGCGGTAGGTAATCTCTAAATGTACGTCTATACTAGGCGCACATTCACTTCAATTTAAACTAGGGGATATACATATCATGGCTAGAAACAGAAACAGAACTAACCGAAACAAACCTACTGATAATAGCTTGGCTGTTATCAAACCTACTAAGAACCCTGCTAATGATGGCCAAGCTATCATCAAACCCACTAAGCACAATGACTCCACTAACGCTAGTGGTGAGCTTACTACAGAGCCGGTTAAATTCAAACTTGACGATTTAACCCCGTCTAACGACAAGCAACAAAGGATATTTGACCGTGTTAAGTCATACATTAATGCCGGTCGCAACTTGGTTGTAGAATTTGAAACAAACGTTGGAGAATACTATAGTGGAGATAGTATGAATCCTTCAAACCTCTGTTTTTACATTAACTGTCTAAGAGTACGTCCGCAGATACAAAAACAGGTTCTACAATTACTGCCTTTAATGACTGCTATCAACTTTTCTCTGGACGAGGACACCGGTAACAGAACAGCTAAGAATGCTGAGGGCATTACCAAGGAAGACAAGAAGCAAGGAAGAGCGGCGTTAGAAGCGTTCAAGGCGCTAGAACTAACCACGTTCCAGAAACACCCTTTGTTCAAGAAAGAAAAAGCCGTATATGATTTGTCGAAAGAAATCAAAGCATTCGACAAACAAATTAAGAAAATGGTTGAAGCCGGTAGCTCTGCATTGCAGTTGCATAACCTTGTTGACTCATACTTTAACAAGCAAGAGAAAGCAGAAACTAAAAAGGAAGATGACAAAGTGGTTAACATACCACCGGCTGAATACTTGGCGGAATCAAGTAACGATTCTAAAGAAGAACAGAAACAAACCGGATAGCCTTATCCGGTAGTACCATATAAGCCAGTACTTTATAGGGAAGTACTGGCTTTTTTGTGTCCACTATTCAGTGGGCACTGCTTAGGGGATTAAACTACAAAATGTTAAAGACTTAAAGAGTAAGATCAGAGATTATTATTTTTTTTACTACAGAGCCGCTAATAAAGCAGCGATGATATTTTAAGGAATGAAAATGTCAACTATAAACGATGTGATTCTTAGTTTTTTATTTGTTTACTTTACTACAGAGACGAGTGAATTATCATGATGAAAAACGAGATATTAGTTCTTGAGCTAAGGCAGCTCAAGAAGCGACACCTCTTGCTAGAGGATCATATAGCTACTCTTAAACGAGAGGTGGCAGCTACTAAAGAAAGCGCGGACAGTAGGATAGCTACTGTTCTTGACCTAGTTAAAAGAATGCTTCGGGTTGAGTTACTGCCCGAGATTGACCAAGCCCGTATACAGCTGGGCCTTGGTAATCATAAAGAGGCGAACGCAAGGGTGTGTAACAGCATTCAAATTATCTTGAATGAATTAGAGACGCTAGGAGAGAAGTAATGATACCTGATGAAAACAAATACCAAGTCTTAACAGAAATAGTGGACAGAAGGACAAATAAAAGCAACAAAATAGGATTTAAATACAGTGACGGTCACTACTCGTTGTATGTAGACGACGAGTACATTGTCTGCATATCTGCAAAGAACAATCCTATAGATTATCTCTTTGATCAGGATAAGGAGCAACTATTGTTCCTTATGGTCGTCTTGGAAGCAGAAGATCAGCTGTACAAAGGAAAGGGAGAGGGCAGGCTGCATGACGAAATAGCTAAAAGAATTGTGCTGGAAGCATCCACCTTAGCCACAAAGCATCGTCTAATGGATGTGTGTGAGCAGAACAGAATTAGGACTGACGTAACTATCTTCAGTCTACATAAGTCTCAACTCTCGAAATATTACCGAGAGTATAGGAAGCACCATGTCTTTGTGAGGCTTGGTGATGGTAAGACCTTGTCTGTTTTCAAAAGTTTCTCAGGTGAGAGTGCTAGAGCTGTAGCGAAAGCTACAAGAGAGACTTTTAGAACTAATCTTGTAACCGTAATACCCCCTATCAACCAAGGAGGACGCTAACATGCGTAAGGAAAACGTAAATATTACTTTCGAAAAGAATATGGTAGCTGTATTCGAAAACAGGCACGGTGCCCTTAAGGAGGGACGCATAGTGCTTGTCAAAGACAAGACAGTCAGGATATGGACAGGATTAATCCACGCGGAGACAGTGCTTAAATCTAACGTCTTGGACACTTATCATGACCACCATTAAGAAGATAGCTTTAATTGCTCTGGTGTTATATGCGGCTACTGCCGTGTATTCGTTCCTTGAGTATCGAGATACTATAGAAGAGCTGCATAAGCAATGCGTCATGTACTCTTTAACAAAAAATTGTAACCTAGGAATCTTCTAGGTGAACAATAACCAACCCACTACAAGGAAAATAAAATGTCAAAAGGTAAAAAGTACTCTCCTAAAGCTAAGACGGAAATCGAACAAGAAGAAGTAGAGGTAGAAGTAGCTAGGGAGGAGACAGCAAAGTTTAAGGAAAGGTTAACTAAAGAGGCTATCCCCTACGTTCTGATAGCCACAGTCATCCTACTGAGCTTGTTGTATGCTTTCAGTATGGCTATCAAGAGCTTAGACAACAGTGCCCCTATTACTACAGAGACGGAGAAACGGGCTGAAGACTTCCTTCTTAAAGAAGTTGAAGATGTTCCTCCAATTGAAGTGAAAATGGTAGAAGATGTTCCTCCAATTGAAGTAGAAGATGTTCCTCCAATTGAAGTAGAAGATGTTCCTCCAATTGAAGGGCTGAAAGTACTGCAAGTCTACGTACCTGCGGTGGGTTGGAGTACTCCATCTGAGGGAAAGTCTTTAGACTGTGATGAGGTCTCAGGAACTCTCATTGATAACGATAAAGCGAAGTTTGTAAGAGGAGTTGATTGCCGGTTCATTAGGTAATAGTTCAATTAGATAGTATCTCTATAAGAGGTGCTATCTTGTAGAACTGTTAACTTGTAAAAAAGAGGGTAATACAGATGGAACCTATGATTTTTGTAATAATAGGAGAGATATTCGTCCTATTAACAGTACTTTACGTACACAAAGAATTAAGTGAGAGATTAAGACGTATGGAAGCTCATCCAAACATGATGAGTGAAGACGGCGACCTCTCAATTAAGAAGGGTAGAAGCAGCCCTATACGTAGGGGCGGCCCCCCTGCAAATGTATATATTTTAGGCACATCTGATGTCGAAGAGATTATACAGCGTCGTACTGCAATGGACAAAGAAGGTCTCCAAAACCTATCTAAGTGAACCGTACTTCTCTTGGTCAGTCCATCGCAACAAGTATCGTATAAGTCTAGCAGTCCCTGAGATAACGGAAAGGAGACAATACCACTATGCCATATATGCATAGTGGTTGACCCTTGTGTATCGTCTGAAGCATGACTACATGCTATCGCCTTACCCTACCTAGCAATCTAATACCATCAGATTGTAATCATCACACCTTAGCTAGCACAAAAGTACTGGAGTATCGCACCAGAGCAGGTAAAGATCTCTTCCTGTCGAGTCATATATATAAATGACCAACTACCGATTAGTTGGCACGTCTAAACCGTATTCGAGTTACGGGACTTTCTTAGTTGATAATGACTAGCGCTGGCCAGATAAGCCTGAGATATCGCTATGTCAATCGGTAATTCTAAGCAAGGATTGAAAATTGGTAGCATCTAGGTTTGAATCCTAGTCAGTACTAAATGGGGCAATTAATATTCTCTCTGTCCTATATCTGGTAAGCCTAAGTACGGAGTCGATACGCTTAGGTAAGAGAGATACCACACGCATCTGAAGGAGTAATACATTAATGATAGCTGTATCTAATAAGAAACATCCTTGCGCTAGGGTTTTTAGGAACCCTCATAGCAAGTTAAAAGCTAAAAAGAGTGCCTTGTCCTTAGGAATATCGGGCAATGTAAGCGCCATCTCTCCCGTTTGTAGTGGTATTCAGGTAGTGCCTTACCTAGAAGACACTATTCTGGATGTAGCCACTCTACTTAAAGAGGTAACGTCTACGCCAACACATGACGATATCAATTACTTCTTATGGCTACGGGATTCAGGGCTTAGTTCCTTAGAAGATCAGTTGTTGCATCCCTTCGCTCGGAAGACTGTATTGTATACCCCCCTCGATAGTTACGATAAGAAATATATCGAGAAGGTAGGGACATTGTGCAGATACAGGAACGAGAGGAGTAGGAAGCATAGAGAAAGAGTGGAAAAATCACACACACCTAAGAGTAGCTCTAGATTGAGGCTTCTAAATAAAGAGCCTGCTGCTCATCTCTCCTACGTACCGAAAGAAAAGGTGGAAGGGTGGAACTCTTCAAGACCTCCAACTTACTCTCAACTCTTACAGAAGGTGGAGCGTAACCGCCTTAGTAAGGATTGTGATGGTAGAACTCCTTTAGATGATCGATACTTACTTACGTGGTATGAAAAGTACCTTAATGCTTATTACAACATACACAAGTACATTATAACACATCCACCAGCTAGTCCGGAGAGTCAAGAGATGCTTACCAAGTCAAGAGCGTACCATAGAGAGAGGATTAAAAATGCAAGTGATACTCCTTGGGACCTTACTCCTAACTTTAGCAGTACTTCAGCCAATGATAGTGGCGGAAGCGATCAAGAAATTAAAGAACTGGAAAGACAAGCGCACCAAAGAGGATACGAAGAAGCAGTCTTAGATTTAGAACAAGATGAGTCAGCTTCAGCAGACGCATACCAAGCTGGCTACAAACAAGCTATGCTGGAAATGAGTCAGCAAGGTGTTGTTGAGGAAGGTAGACTTCCCACACACCACACTAAGGCCTACTGGATGGATAGAGAAGGCCACTGCGAGACTAAGAGCGTGCTGAAGAGAGTTAAAGGTGAAACTGGTACTAACCTACCGGCTGTAGCTAGCGTCGCTTACACGGCCTCTGAGGAGCTTGTAGAGGCACAGGCGAAGTTTACATCTATGAAGTACTTGCCAGATAATGAGAGGTACGACCGTTGGTTTGACAGTAAATGTGTGATAGCTGAAGACTCCTTACAGTACTTAGGCAAGAGACATTCAACGGGTAGTTGTCCTCAAACTGTAAAGTTAGAGAGATGGTTGCTTAAACATTCTATCACACCTGCTATATATAAGCAAGTAAAAACTGATTCAGTATTTAACACACACTTTTGGAAGTGGCAAAGTGGACAGATAACCTACCCCACTTTCCTATCACTTACTACAGCGACGCCGCGGGCTACCTCCTCAGCTAATGCTAAAGCTTTTAACGAGTGGGCAAAAGGACTCTTGCCTGCTACCTCTAAACCTCAAGAAGAAGAGTACGTTCCAAACTTCGTTCTAGTCAAGGATATAGAGTTCGAAGAGTTATCTTTACAAGAGTACAACCGTCTTACAATGGAACGTTACGGAGTGACAACACGAGAGTTCGAAGAGTTACCTCGTCTTGTAGAAGATCCGTGTACAGCCCATGTACAAGCTTACGAAGAAGATGTTGAGGTAGTAGATCAGATCCGTAATCGCCTCACAGAGTACGTTGAGGAGTGTAAGAAGGATAAGGTTTACGATAAGTTCCTTAGCAAGGTGATAGACAAACCATCTCTAATCACCACAAAACATAAAGCCAGTATTATCAGGCCTGACTTTAATAGGAATACTACTAGCTTGGATATCGAGGTTATAAATCTTATCCAGCAAGTAGAGACAGGGAGGATAAATAAACATGACCTCAGACGTAGGGCTTTCATAGCTTTTGAAAGAGAATACTTAATGCCGCTAGTATCTAGTACGTTAGTGTAGCGCCACTATATTCGTGTACTTTAAGACACACCCCTAGCAAAATAACAGGAGGGTTCTGTGTCGTACTTAAATCCATCTAAGCGTATAGAGACGAGTTGTTCTGATCAAGTCAATAACAGGTCTGAAACGCCTTGAGACCTCTGTAAAATATTAGTTCCTCGACTAGCTTTAACTTACTTAAAAAGGAGACGTACTATGTGGGTGCGCCACATAAGTCTGAACGGAGACAAAGTTGTCTTAACTGAGAAGCTTACCGGTTTCCGCCTAGGGAGTGGAAATCCTGCAGACTCCTTCCACAAGATTGGCTGGTGGACAGAAATGAATAGCCTGACCAACGGTCTTAATCGGAAGAAGAAGAGGGCTTATGAACTTCACAAAGAGTTGTCCTCGTTGTATGAAGACATCTTGAAGGAAGGTGCACAAATACAAGCAGAGATAGACGACATTAACAAGGCCGTCAAAAAGAAGAGAGGTGAAGGTATTCCGTACAATATCAAGAACAAGAAACACCTCCCTAAGAAAGAAGTAATACTTGACGAGCAAAATATGGATTGGGTACAAAAGTTCTTCAACCCCGGATTGTTGAAACAAATCTATAGAAGAGTCAATGTCGACTACATGACAGAAAACAGACAAGGTAAGACCAATAGCTCGGCTAGTAATAGTGACGGGCCGCGAGACCTTTCAACAGAAGGCTCTACTCAGACGACTTACGTACTGCCTTCCAGTGATATCTCTGAGAATGACTTGGAGATCATAGCTGATAAGGAAGGCTCTGATAAAGGAATGCAGTATAGGCCGCCTAGTAATAAACAAAAAGATAATGGTAAGAAAAACCGTGGTGGCGGTAACCATCAAAACAAGCGTGATAACCATACCTAGCGTAGTGCAGCACTGCGGGCTAAGTCCTATCGTAATTAGGATTTCCTCACCTGAACAAAGCTGAGATATCAGCATGGTCTGCAAGAACGTACACCTCTAAGAGAGAATACCATCCTCTCTTTTTGAGTGTGCCAAGGGATGCGGCAGCGATAGACTTGATCTATCACTACAAGTGTCCCGAACTACGTTATCCCTCCATAACCTTACAAGGATTGACATTGTGTTGAAAAATATTCTAGAAAAATTAAAATTATTTTTTAAAAAAGTTTTTGGCCGTAAGAAGAAGGCAACTGTCTTTTTTGACCCTTTAGAATTAGAGCCTCTAAAGAGTAAGCCTAGGAACATCGGTGATATTATCGCTGACCAAATGAATAAAGAGAGAGATAGGTAATATCTCTTAAAGCATTCAAGGTTCTGAGTGCTTTAAAGGATAACACTTTCTGTTATCGTCAACCTTATCTACATACATAGGAAATACTTATGAAGAACTTTAAATTGATTGTACCTGCGCTAGCCTTATCTCTAGCAGCTCTCTCGACCGCTGCATCCTCACCTGCTATGGTGTCTGAAGTTACTGAAGACAAAGGCACTATTGCGGTAACCTTGGAGATTGCTGCTGACAAGTGGGAAGCACTGAAGGTGTGGGCCTCTGAAGTCGCAGACTTCTCAGATGAGGGTGTAGAAGTAGAGGTAGAAAATACTCCTGAGGATGTACAGTACGCAGACTCTTACGAGAACACTCCTCTAGACAAGTAATAAAGCTACTTTGTAAAGGGACACATTAAGTGTCCCTTGTAATCAACACTATAAGGGATACTTAATCAAATGCCAGTCTTTATCAAAACATTATTCAGATTTCCATTCTTCTTAATATGCCTACTAACCCCTTTCAAGAAAAGGATCCCATTAATACCTCCAATCCCTTGGCACAAAGAACATTACCTCTATGTAACGTTAAGGAATCCGGGTAAGTGGTGTAAAGATCAAGCTACCTTCCTTAAGAGTATGCGGAAGCTCTTTGGAGAGAACATGGAGAACAGTAAGTTAGTCTTGTTTGATAACGTAGATCTACTCGGAACGTCAGTTTATACGGACCCCTTTCACTATATGAGTATCACTGAGAAAAGTGAGTGTCTCGAAGGTGACTGGTGTAGGACCTACATACTTAAAAGGACTGACTATAAAAGGTACCAGAAGAATCCACAGAAGTACCCCGGAGTGCACCTAGCTAACACGGGGGCTGTTGACCTTCAACCTGCTGTGTATAGGGCGTGCATCAGGTTGCTGCAAGAGGAGCTCCAAGAATCCGAGGTTCCTGTCGAATGTTGTGGTGAGATGAGAAGACCTCTCTGCGAGTTTGACGCCCTTTGTCCTGAATGCGACGAAGTACTTATTCCTCCTAATTTGATTTCTCGTAACGACGATGTACTTACAACGGTAAAAGCCACAAAGAAGTTCTTGGCTAAACTTGCGCTAGATAATGCGATACTGGGGAAAAAGAATGAAGCAGCATAATAACGGTAAGTCTAAAGATTACAAGTCAAGGAGAGAAGAGGCCTCTTACGAGGAAGACACTCCAGTTGTGTCTCCGGTGGTAAAGTTTGTCCTTTACCTCTACCCTTTCTTAGCAACAACCTTCGCCTTGTTGTACCTTACCGGGGCGTGGGACCCAGCTAATGATGGCTGGGATATATTTATGGGGCAAGGTATCTTCTGGGTAGCAGTGCTTCAGTGGATACTTGTGGCTTTACTCCCTTAACTTGTAAAGGAACTCCGATGGAATATATTTTAAAGAAACTAGTAGTGCTTTCTATAAAGACAGTTGCGGGTATTATTTTCCTAACCATTATAGTTTTGAATGCTGTAGAAATTATTATGAATTGGGCAGTACCTCTTCTATGGAGGTTAGGTTGTTTGACAAATTCTTTAGCGGAAAAAGTATTGGAAAGTCTTCCTCAGGATTCTCACGAAGTTGAGAAAGAAGAACCTGAGGTCGCTCAGTTCAATGAAAGGGAAGTATCAGAGCATCAGGCCGATACTGCTAAATAAGAGAAGGACCAGAGTAGCTTCTGGAATGTCTCTCTAGGTATGATGACAACTCGCCTAGTCAAAACACCAAGTTTCAAATGAGAGGTCATCTCCTCTTACCACCCCCTCAACTACAGAGACACTGCCCGACCCTGAAAAGTCGGTGGCTGTACACAGGGAGTATTCATAAGGTTTCTTAGCGTACGGCTAGAGACTTTAACTTACTTCTTGTGGGCAGCGTTACAGGACTGTATCATCCACTTGATAAAGGAGTAATCGCCCTATGAAATTTGCAACAGGACCACCCTACAGAGTATTGGAGTTTGCACGACTTATTCTGGTAGAGTATCTCTTTCTGACAATGGTTGCGTACGGCTTCCATTGGAAGAAGTTTGTTAGAATACTTCGTTCCAGCCCATTCCTCAGAAAACTGGGTAGAGTAATACGTAAGATAGTTCCAAATAGGAACCTTCAACTAAGACGGGCACTTCGTATGTGCACAATGAGGGATATGAGATGAGAGTACCTAGTGGTGAAAAGGAGCAGTAACTGAAGGTACGCTTTTAATAGTCAGTAGTGTGGAAGATCGCTACTCAGCGTTAATAATATTCGCTCATCTCTATAAGAGGAAATATCTTATCAATGTAAGAAGAAGAAAGAAGTTCTTAGGACGATGGACAGGTGATACTGAATATGAAGACGATGACTCTGAAGGCCCTTTAGAACCCCTCTGAGAGACGTAAGAATGATGCAGGCGCATACCATCCGTCTTGCTTAAAATACCCTTAAATCCACTCAGAGGAGGGCTAACAATGTTGGTTCAGTATATTGGAGACCAAGCGATGTACATGGGAGAAATATGTAAATCGTTTATGGTCTTTGCACTTGTATACTATGCCGCTTACAGGCATATCAAACTTAGACGCAAGTATAAACACCTACTTGCACCACCAGCCAAACGGCTTAACATGAACGGAGTCTAGTATGACTAGAGAAACACAGGAGGTTTTAGACTCCCTGCAAGAGTGCGATGAGTACGTTAAAAATGTAGAAGACCAACACTTATCAGGTTGGCGTAGATTACGTCGTCGTTACATGACAGGTAATAGCTTCCTAGCATGGAACCTATCAAGTGTTGTTACATATCTCCAGTGCATCGCGGGAGCCGCACTGACATTTGGGCCGAAAGCTACTTGGGCCTTTATGTGTATTAAACTCCCTTGGTTAACGACTTCGTTAACTAAAATAGGTACTGCTATATCAACAGCAGTTGCAGCGTTTGTTTCAATAGTATCTTAATATAATTTATGCATGTGATTTGTTGTAATTTAATACCATCATCTTACAACAGTAAAATGGAAGCACTGCTCGTAAGAGTCTTAATACCATCAAGACTCTTGCCCTCCACGTATCAGCTCCGAAGACGACTTTCTGGGGAAGTTTGAGAGGAGACAGACTAGTACTGAGACATGCACCTTAAGCATTCTTTCTTAACAAGAGTGTTTAAGCGGCATGTCTTACGGAAAACTCTGTGGGATATATCTGATACAGAATACACAAAGAGGAGGGATTGAATATGTCAGCATTTAATCCGCATATCGTAGAAGTAACTAGAATGGTTACCGATTTGAGTAATAAGCACATTGGAGAACTCAATTGGGCCACAGTCGAGTGGAAGATTTTAGAGTTGTACAACCCCGATAGTTGGGGACACCCTATCGAACAGGTCGTTCCACTTATTAATTTTAACTTTAAGTAACCAGTACTGAACCATCCTACTAGAAATATACAAAAGAATTAAGTCTCATGAACTTTCTTCTTTGGTCAGTTGTCTAATTTTGTACTTAATATATTAGACAAATTATTCTAGGGTGGTTCTTTTACATGATTAAAGAAATAGTAGAAGAGAAAGCATGTGTATTTGAGGGTTGTGACTCAAGTGATGCTTACAAGGTTTACAAGGAAGATGGTAAGTATAATGCTTATTGTTATTCTTGTAACAGATTTGATCAAGACCCTTACAAGACAAATGAAGTCCCTACTCCAGTACAACAGACCACAACGCAGTCAAACTTTGTTGAAGAGTATGATACTCACCCTGTAAGAGCTATAACTGATAGAGGTATTAGTTACAGTACTGCCGAACATTACGGTGTTAAGGTAGGTGTCTCTACAACAGATGGTGATACACCTGTGTACCACTTATATCCCAGACACTCTAAAGGAGAGTTAGTTGGGTTTAAGAAGAAAACTGTTAAAGATAAGAAGTTTACATGTGTAGGTAAATCTAAAAATGTAGATCTCTTTGGTATTAACTTAATCAAACCTAAAGGTAAGAAGTTATGGATAACAGAAGGTGAGTTAGACTGCCTCTCTCTATTCCAAGCTCTCAAAGAAAACAGTACCTATCAAGATTTAAACCCCGCAGTACTTTCCCTCCCCGATGGTTGCACTTCTGCAACAAAAGCCATAACCCTAAACTTAGAAATACTATTACAGTACGATGAAATAATCCTTGTCTTCGATAACGATGCACCGGGAATAACAGCTACTGAAGAAGTCTGTAAGATACTTGCAGGTAAAGTTCACACCGTTAAGATTCCTAAACCTTTTAAAGATCCAAACGATATGCTACTGGCTGGTAAAGGTAATGACCTCAAGTGGTTAGCCCTTACTCACGCTAGAAAGTACCATCCCGACGGTATAGTTAATGCTAAAGATTGTTGGGAAAGATATAAGACTATTCAACAAACCCCTCGATACCCCTACCCACCTACAATGCCCCTTCTACAAGAAAAACTTCAAGGAGTTGGTCAAGGATCAATAACAATAATAACATCCGGATCTGGCTGCGGCAAAACACAATTCACTCGAGAACTAGAGTACTGGTTTTACAAATCAACAGATGAAAAGATAGCCTCTATAAAACTAGAAGAAGATATTGGGGATACAATCGGTGGCTTAATAGCTATCGACCTCAATAAAAGAATACAATTACCTGAGGTAACTGTCGATGAAGAAGAAGAAAAAGAATCTTTCAAAGACTTATTTGAATCCGATAGATTTACTTTGTACGACTTTTTTGGAGGTATGGATGATAGCACTCTCTTCACTAAGCTACGTTATCTTGCTGCCAGTGGTAATCGCTTTATCTTTCTTGATCACCTTTCGATCATCATAAGTGAGTTCGCTAGCCAAGGAGATGAACGTCAACGTATCGACACTATCATGACAGGCCTTGCTAGGTTTGTTAAAGAGACAGGGACTTGTCTCTTCTTAGTGGTTCACTTAAGGAAGACAGATCAAGGCAGTAACACTTTCGAAGAAGGAGCGGCACCCACCTTAGATGCACTTAGAGGTAGCAGTACTCTTAAGCAACTGACGTGGGATGTCATAGCCTTAGCACGTAACCAGCAGCACAAAGACAAATACTGTGCTAACACTACAGAATTAATTGGACTTAAGAGTCGATTCACTGGTAGAACAGGTGTAGCCGATTACTTACATTTCGATGATAAGACAGGGAGAATGATAAATGTCCCACGACCAGAAAACTACAGACCAGTTAAAGGTAAGGGATCTTTCGGTTCTTAAACCTCTCTTAGCTGTCAAGGCAGATATATCTAAGTTAAAATACCCAGTAGTTGTATCTCCTAAGATAGATGGTATCCGCTGCCTTATGGTAGACGGTGTAGCAATGTCCAGAACTATGAAACCTATCCCTAATAAGTTTGTCCAAGAACATCTTAAAGGTATGCACGGAGAAGATGGAGAGTTAGTTGTTGTTGGTGAAGACTTCAATGGGACATCTTCAGGCATCATGTCTGTAGAAGGAGAGCCTGACTTCAGGTACATGGTCTTCGATTACTTCGACAGTGATAAAGGGTACACGGATAGGGTACCGCTGTGCGATACTCTCCTTGGAAAAGTCTTCCAATTACCTTACGCAACTTTACATTGTGAGGAGAGAGTTCTTAAGATGTTTGACATCTTCACTCGAATGGGGTATGAAGGAGCAATGTTAAGAGACCCTGATGGGAAGTATAAGCACGGAAGGTCTACTGTTAAAGAAGGTATTCTTTTAAAGCTAAAGAAGTTTGAAGATAATGAAGGTGTACTGGTAAAGATCGTTGAGAAGATGCACAACACTAACCCTGCCAAGAAGGATGTCTTAGGTCACACTGAGAGGTCCTCAGCTAAAGAAGGTAAGGTGCCTTCCGGTACAGCAGGTGCATGTATCTTACAGCTACCCGATGGTAGAGAGTTTAAGGTAGGGTTTGGTCCCGGCTTCACAGATGAAGTGAAACAACAGATGTGGGATGACAGAGAAGAGTTAACAGGTAAAACTTACAAGTATTCTTACCAAGAGAAAAGCTCTAAAGGTATCCCAAGATTCGGTAAACTATTAGGAGAGAGACATGAAGAAGATATGGGAAACTAGTAAGGTAAGTTTGAAGTGGCTGTCAGGACTGTTTACTACAGTGATGACTGTAGCGATGGCCGTGACCTTCGGGTACCTAGTTGCTGTATACTCCACCTGCGTAAGGTTCTTTGGCCAAGCGTACGAAGGATGTGCTAGAGGAGACACCTTGATCTCCAAAATATTAGAAAGTGTAACATGGCTACTTGACAAGGTAGTGTAACGTGAACTACTCTAAAGCAGTAGCATTTAACATGGGCTACAACAACTACAATAGCAACAGAGGTATCACATCTTATCCAAGAGATATGGACATGGAAGATGTGGGACTTTATCAACAAGGGTGGCTCCAATCTAAGAAAGATAAGTTAGAAATCCTTAATAACGTAAGACCTTTTAACACAGGCGATGAGTATGACACGTAGAACAGTTTTTGATATAGAAGGCAATGGTTTATATCTTGATTGTACTAAGTTGTGGTGTATTGTAAGTAAGACTGGCTCTGAAGAACTGGTTGTAAACAGGACTTGCTCTGAAGAACTGTACGAAGTTATGACTCCTACTGTAAGAGCTGCCTTAGCAGAGCTCGACAGAGCTACTATACTTGTAGGTCACGGCATCATAGACTACGATCTACGTATCTTAGAAAAGTTTTTTAACTGGAGACCTAAAGACGATGTGGAGATCGTTGATACGTTGGTTAAGTCGCGTCTGCTTAACCCTGATCGTAAAAAACCAACCAACTATACCGGTAAAGGTGGACCTCACTCACTTGAAGCTTGGGGCTATAGAGTTGGCAGAGGTAAGATTAGCAACGAAGAGTGGGGTGTATATACTCCCAATATATTATTGCGTTGCAACGAAGATGTGGAGATCAATGCCCTCACAGACGATTGCCTTTCAACCGAAGAGATAGGACATAATTGGGATGAAGCTCTACAACTAGAGTATAAGTTCGCTAAGATAGTTGCAGACCAAGCCAGCCACGGAATCTTAGTTGATCAAGAAAAGATGACAGCTCTGGTAACACTCTTCGACAAGAAGGTAGCAGATATAGATTCAGAGCTAATCCCTAAACTCCCTACAGAGGTAATCAACAAAGGGCTGGTCTCTAAACCTTACACAAACAAAGGTACTCTTGCAGTAAGAATTGTAAACTACTTTGAAGAAGAACTACTAGTCTGGAAACCGAAGACTGTAGCAGGACCTTTTACAAAAGTAAAGATCAATTATTTCAACTTAAATTCAATTAAAAAAGTTAAGGAGTACTTACTTGACAACGGATGGAAGCCCACCGAATACAACTACAGCAAAAAAACAGGCGAGAGAACCTCACCTAAACTCACTGAAGATTCGTTCCACTCTGTCGTTGGCGAAATGCCAAGACTTGTCAAAGAAAGGGTCATGCTCAACCAGCGGAGAAGTACGGTACAAGGCTGGTTTGAAAGGCTTCGTGGGGACGGGAGACTTACGGCTGGCGTCAATTCCTGTGGAACTAATACTGGAAGGGTACGACATATCGGAGTTGCCAACATACCAAGAGTGACTACAGCATTTGGTAAAGAGATGAGAGCAGTATTCATCCCTTCGCCCGGTCACGTAATGGTAGGTCACGATGCAAGTGGGTTAGAGTTACGTATGCTGGCCCACTATATGAATGACTCTTTATTCATTCAAGAGATACTTGATGGAGACATACATGCTTACAACCAACAACTCGCAGGACTCCCCACTAGAGATGCTGCAAAAACATTCATGTACGCTTTCCTCTACGGCGCAGGAGACGAGAAAATTGGAGCTATCATTGGAGAGGACGCTTATGGAGGTAGAGAGATTAAACAACGATTTCTACAATCATTGCCAAATCTTGCAAAACTTATCCAAAGAGTTAAACGAGCTAGTAAAAAAGGTTGGCTCAGAGGATTAGACAATAGAAAGATCTGGATGAGGAGAAACGATCAAGGAGAAGTATTGCAACACACAGCCCTCAATACTCTCCTCCAGTCAGCAGGTGCTGTAGTGATGAAGAAGAGTGCAGTTATTCTCGATCAATCTGTTAGAGAGACAGGGATTAGCGGTACTAAAGTGATTGACTATCACGATGAGGCACAGTGGGAGATTATACCTGAAGATGCCGAAAGGTATCAGGAACTAGCTGAGAAGAGTGTTGTCGAAGCAGGTGTCAGTTTTAACCTTAACATCCCTTTAGCAGCAGAGAGTAAAGTAGGAAACAGTTGGGCAGAAACACATTAACCAGAGAGAACTAATTATGTACATTGTACAAAGCATGGACAGAAGGATGACTACCTACCCTACTAAGGGAGAAGCTTTAATCGCAGCTAAAGAGCTGGCGGTAATCTCGGCTTACGAGTCTTATACTGACGGTATAGCCATCTGTAAATTGGAGGAGTGTCTCGTAGCTGTTCCTCCTGAACCTGAAGTAACAGTAAGGACAGTATCAGACAAAGTGACTTTAGAAGATCTGTTTCCTTGTGCATCACAGGAGAAATTACTATGAAAGCAAGAAAGTCTAAGAGCGAACAACCAGAGATCGGTACACACCTAGCACGAGTAGTGCGATTGGCTGCCCTAGGCCACCAACCAGCTTGGGAATACAATGGTGAAGAAGTACCTAGTTCCCATCAGCTAGAAATTACTTACGAACTTGTTAACACTCTTATGAAAGATGGTAAACCATTCTTCGTAAGTGAACAGCTAAAGAATAGTGATAACGAAGCCAGCTCGCTCTCAGTGCGTGTAGCGGCGACTGGAGCTTCTTTCGACAAGTTAGAAGAGATGCTTGAGAAACCAGTAATGGTCACTGTGAAGCTAAGTCAGAAAGGTCGGGCTCAAGTAGCAGGTAAGGGTGGAGTCAGTGGAGTACCTGTAGGTATGCCTATCCCTGATCTTGTCAATGAACCTAAGTCCTTTGACCCTTACTCTGAAAATGTAGATATGGAAGAGTTCGATTCTTTCCCTGAGTGGAAGCAAGATAGCTTCAAAAAAGCACTTGACTTTGGGGAGATGGTTTTAAGTCGTAAGTTAGCAGAAGAAAACAATCTGTGATAAGTTACAACTCCCACGTACTTAAGTATAGGTCTTTCATGTGTTGGCTAGCTAAGACACTTAAAAGACCTTTCGCAGAGACAATATGTATCCAAGAATACAACAATGAATTAGCGAGGACTTATGAAGATTAAGAAGAATGTTAAGTTAGCTGGTGTTGTACCACAAATGTTGTTTGTAATCCCTGTCGTAGATGAAGCATCTCTTAACTGTTTAGGCGAGGAGCCTGCAAAAAATGACTGGGGCTGTGTCATCACTTGTGGAACTGAAGGTAAACACATGCAAGGTTCTGCTCATCACACAGGCAGGGCGTTGGATTTTAGGACAAGACACTTAGATCCAAACTTGTTAGATCTCTTTAGAGAGGAAGTAGCGGCGGCCTTGAGCGATGAGTACGATGTAGTGCTAGAGGAAGATCATCTGCACGTTGAGTGGGACCCTAAGACAGGAGTTAACCAGTAAGATGCACGCTCTCATAGATTCCGACATCTTCTGCTACGAGTTCGGTGCTTGTACAGACGCTGAGTACAAACCTTTAAGCTGGCCACTAGTGCAGTCTCGTATCCAAGGAAGGTTGTCGGGTATCTTAGAGGCTGTAGATGCTTCTTCCTACCAACTGTACCTTACTTCTACTGATAAAAGTAACTTCCGCATCGAGAGAGCCACTGTGAGGCCGTACAAGGGCCACAGAGAGACGGAGAAGCCTTATTGGTACAAACGTATCAGGGAGTTCCTCATCGCTCACAGACGAGCTGAGGACGTCTCAGGGTGGGAGGCAGATGATCAGCTATCAATAGAGCAGTGCCTTAATACTCAAGTATGTGTACAACAGGCCTTAGAAGGTTGTACCTTTACTGAGACAGTGATCTGCAGTAGAGATAAAGATCTCAACATGGTTCCCGGATGGCACTACTCTTGGGGCGCTGGTAACCAGAAAGAGAAACCTTTGTGGAACGTGAGTGAGTTAGATGGACTTAGAAGCTTTTACTGTCAGTGCCTTACTGGTGATCCTACAGATAATATTCTTGGCCTTTACGGTGTTGGTGGCAGTAGTAAGTTATTACAGCACGTCAAAGATTGCCAGTCTGAAGTGGAGATGTATCAGAAAGTCAAGGAAGCGTATGAAAAGAGATTCGGATCGTACTGGAGACTCTTCTTAGAGGAGAACGGAGCCTTACTGTGGATGCTTAGGACTCCTAACATTAACGAATGGAAAGAGAGGATGGATAGTCTTGATAAATGATACTGAAGTTAGTCGTCTACATACTATAAATAAAATACTAGATAAACTACTAGATGAAATATACATGTATTACGATAATGATCCTGACGAGTGTTACAGATATAGCACTATGAAATCTTTCTTAAAAGAGATAATAGACTCTTATGAAGAAGCCGAAGTTCCGGAGCAAGTTCGAGGAGACGCTGTACAACTCCTTAAAGAAGAAGAAAGTAAACTTTGAATATGAACCTAAAGAGAAGAAGATAAGTTATGTCAAACCTGCTACTCATCATTGGTATCTCCCTGATTTTGTCATCCATACCAATTCTGGCAAGACTATATATATTGAGGCGAAGGGAATTTTTAGTGCTGCCGATAGACTCAAACACCTCCTCATTAGAAAACATTATGGTAAGTCTAAAGATATTAGATTCGTCTTCTATTACTCAAAACAAAGAATTAGAAAAGGAAGCAAAACAACTTATGAAGACGTTTGCAACGGACTTGGACGTGCTCCTTTCAAAGGCGTAAAGTGGAAGTTCTCCGATAAAACTATACCTGAGGAATGGTTAAGTGAGTAAATTTGAATACGACCCAGTACCCCCCGAAGACTATCCGGGACTGCTTATCCAGTTTCACCGATTAGTACGTATGAACAACAATTTCCTTAGCCACATAGACACCTTAGAAGAAAGAGTGAAAGGATTAAAACAGGAGTTAGAAGACATACGTAAGTATTGACTTTATTACGGACATAAAAAAGCCCCTCTGGTATGAACCTTTGGGGCTTTTCTTTTGCTTATTATTTACTAGCTAGTTGTAAGAAATTTAGTAAGTAGTATAGTACCTATAGTTGTTAAGGCAAAGGAAAGAACCGTAACCACTAAGTTAAGACGTTGATTCATCTTAGCTTGTTTAGTTATAACTCCCTCTTGATCTGTACCATTTCCAAACAAAGCGTACTCTACCTTTACGATAGATTTCAGTAAGCTTTCTACTTCTACTGTAAGCACTGTCTGAGACTGCTTCATCTCACCCAATAACTCTAGGATTCTTACTTCCAATTTACGTTCCTGCATTACCTTCCCTTATACTACCCTTCAGTAACATTAACATCAGCTGTCCCTGATTTCATTACAGCTGATACCTCCCCTGTATATATATTGTACTGCTGCAAAGTGTGAGACAGGCTAAACACATTGGTCGCACCTTGTGAATTATGTTGTAACATGTGTCCTTGGAATATGTCATCTGTAGCTGCCGGGTAGTAACGTACAGCTACACACTCATCATCTAATCCACAATCAAGACAGATATTAAGATATTTTCGATTAGGATTAGCAGCTGCTAGAACTACAGCAGTAGTGCCTACTGTAACAG